CCTATCCAGAAATATATTTTCAGCTAAATTAATGAGTTGCTGTTGACTGAAGTCGTTCATTGGTTGTGGATAGTGATTGTTTTTGTATTCTTACACATATAATGGAGTTTAGGGGTGTTGTATGTGCCAGTTGTAAAAGTGGTATAATACTTATTTAATAATAGTTAATAAAGGGGTGGCATCACTTTTGACAAAGCGGAGCGTAACAGGATACTTAGAGTTTGTCAATAGGCATTAATACTACGTTAGAGATTCCTGATATTTCAAGAAGGGGCTTGACAAATGGAAACGGGTGTGTTACAGTAAATTTCGTAATAAGAGTGTTCCAGTTCTTCCGCTCTTATCTCCCAGGGTTCGTCGTCATAAACTTTTCCTTTCCATAAGAGTTTTCCGTTCTTTTCTGTCAGATTACCAATAATATAATCTTCTATATGAATCATTTCGTGAATCAGTGTCTTTTCATATTCTTCTTTAGATAAGTTGCGATTAATTTCAATAACAAACTCAAGATCATCCGTTGAGTGCATAGTTGCCGAATGGTCCTTCAAATTAGTGTGTAGTACAGTAACATCAAAATCATATTGTTCAAGAAATGTATCACTATACCAGTTCAACACATCTTCGCATATAATTTTTTGTTGATCTGTTGAATTTTGAATATCAGTGAAAAGCATAGGCAATAATAGTATCCACAACTCTAACTCCCCAGTGCATTAGCCAAATGAATGAAGCCACAAAGATAAGTTTTTCGTTGACGGTCATTTTATGGTGTCTAGGTGCTGTTACCATAGTAGAAATTTTATCATTAAGTCGGAATGGTGTTCGGATTTTAAGGTGGCACAAAAAGAAAGAGAGTGGGCCGAGAGTCCACCAACTCTCAATCCACTCTCCCTCCTTTCTCGTTGAATCAACCACCAACTTCAACGAGGTTCTGGGTTGCCTAAGAAACGAGCAAGTCCTTCAGAACAAAAGTAATGTAGCACGTTCGCCGCCTTTTGGTTAAGCCCGGTGGCACTTCACAAACTGGCCCAACTAAATAAGATAAACTAAACCTGATCAATATGGCCGCAACTGTCTTAAATGGTACAACTTCTAATGGTAGTATAAGTTGGACAAACAATACTGGTGGTAATGTGCGCCTAATCGTTAATTATTTTGGTAATCCTACACCATCATCAGCAAATACTTCATATGGAGTCCAAATAGCCATTGGATCGGCAACATATCGCGCTCCAATTGCAACAGCGGTTGGTAAAAATCTATCCACATATACAACCGGCACACTTTCACAAGTTAATATGAGTGCTTTTGGTTCTAGTGGAGATAATTCACTTCCCGTAGAATTATACATTCCAATTGCAACAACTCTTACCCTTTCTAGAATAACCGGAAGTGGAGAGTATTCTTATAATTTGTTACTTTTACCAGAAAACGGTTAAAGACTAATATTAAACCCCCTCGTAGTAAATGGTACAGGTTTAACGGAGTCTGCAAGTTTTTCTCTGGTTATTGCCCCGTTTTGAACCTTACCAGTAGAAACAGAATTATCATTAAGATCCACAGTATTAATGCTAGCGTCTTTAATAATTTCAGCTTGTGTTTGTGCCATTTTAGATGTAAATAAATTTAACTAAATCCTACCGGCCAAATCTGACCGGTAGATTTTAAGACAACTTGAAGAGCCGATACAACAACTGGATCAAACCCTGGTGATACAAAATTTATACCACCGGCATTGCCGATATTTGGTGATACGGGGTTCACACCACTAATTTGAATAGTAAATCCTGCAGGAGATACTTTTGATTGGGGTCCAAGTTCTCTTAGTGTAACAATAGACCCCGCAAAAGATCCACTATTCCAAAATGCTCCACTTAAGCTCTGAGCTGTAGTTATACTCATCCTACTGTACGGGCAAGAAATACTGGGTTGCTGGTGATTGAGTTAACGTCCCCTTGGTTACTAAATGCTAGTATTTCATATTCTTCAACTCCGGCATCCACTGTAGCATTATCTTGTATTGCTAAAATGTTACTATTTTTAATAGAAGAGATCCCGAAATCTGTGGGCAAATCTGTTGAATGAATACTAGTGAGCCGAATGCCATTGAAAACAGGATTGAAATTTGAACCCGCACTAGGATTGGCTGCTGTTGTCCATCCAGGTAAGGCAAATCCATTACTAGGATAAGTTTCCGAAGAATAATTCCCAAAATTAAGTGGAATGCAATAGTTTGCGCATGTCACCTCAGTGGCGCCACCCGAACCCCCATTAATACTCGATCCAAGAAGAAGGTCTCGCCTATGCCTATGTATAGAGTTTATTGAAATGCGGCTATTCTGGGCCAAAATACGATATATTCCGCTATGGTAGCCTAGATTTAAGTCGTAAAATGTTCTAAAGCCAGTGGACGGTGGATCAATTGTAAATGTTTGATAAGTTGTACCAGTCCGAAGAACAAAAAAGCTTCTACCACTCGATGTGTAACGAGTAATAGAGAAATTGATAGAGGTGGATACTGCTAATAGTGTGTACGCCGCACCAACGGTCGGCAGCTGGCTTGTGTTGGTATCATACCAATCAACAAATTGTGTCCCCGTAACTCCAGGTCCGCTAGGAATTTTTGATGTGGTGTTCCACCCCGTACTGGTTCTAACCCAAATTCCGGTTCCATCAAATGTGAACCAGTAATAAGTTTTTCCATAAGTTTTGGAACCATTGTATATAATCTCTAACACCCTATGCTCTCTACCACCAGATGTAAAAGAGTCGTGCCAGGCAGTCATTAACCCGGCGCCAATAAAGGCGTCTCGTACTGCATCTGTGACCTGGGTGATTGTCCAGGGTGCCCCGGCGACGTGTGCTTGTTTGGTAACGGCCATAATTGTTAGTTCTCTTGAAAATGAATTGTGATTTTATATAAAGTGAACGAAGAAATTTAACTCTTCTTTAGTTCAATAATTTCAGAATTTAACTCTTTAATGGCCTCAATTAATAGACCAACTAAATTACCATAAGCAACTGATTTTGTTCCATTGGATGTTAAAACAATTTCGGGAATAATTTGTTCAACTTCCTGTGCAATTAAACCGATTTGATGGGTGTTTGTATCATATTTATCATACTCAACACCTCGAAGTTGAAGAACCTTATCTAGAGCATTTGGAATTGTGTTAATGTTGGTCTTAAGATTAATATCAGAATTTTGAGTTAAAGTTCCAGGTATAGTTAAATTTCCATTAGAGTCTAATACTGATACGTTTCCGGTTCCATTTACATTTTTAGTTACAAACTGTATATTACCACCATTTGTGATATTAAAAATACCCCACTGTCCATCTGTTCCTCCGTCAACAGTTAAATCCCCGGAACCAGCATTATCACCATTGATTAATTGTAAGGTTCCTTTAAGATTTACATTATCAGACCACTTTAAACCGGTGGGTTGACTACTATCTGGAGTAAGATTTTGACCGGGTAAGCCAACAGTAAGAATACCAGCATTATTATCGGAAATACCAACCACTAAATCACCCCTGGCGCTCCAGGAACCATTACCTAGTAACGATCCTTGACCGCCAAGAGCAACAATAAAATGAGATAAACCAACAGCCGGTGCCGTGGTAAATCTAATAGTAGCAGTATTAATTCCGCCACTTTGTAATATATAGTAATCGGTTCCGGGTCTTTGAATGATCCCGCCTATTGAAACAATGAGATTAGCAGAGCTATCAAATGGTATATAAGGGGAACCATTCAATCTAAGATTAAAATCTGTTGTAGTTCCATCAAAAGTAGAGAGATTATCTAAAACGACAGAATTACCATTACCCTGTCCACCAACTGAAGCCAGAGGTTGAGTCGTTGTGGTTAATGTTATAAAGTTAGATCCAACATTACGCTTAATCAGTCTTACATATACGAGACCAGTATCGTCACCCTGGAGAATTGGAACCGGATTCTGTATAATTGTTTCGGAATTTAAGGTTGTTACGTTTTCAGAGTATGGTTTACTGTCTCCTAGGTTTATCATGGTTTGCAGTGGACCACCAGGATTAGTACGAGGATCAGAGTTTCTTTGAGCTGCGGATCTATAAATTCTTACCCAAGATGGCTCAGAAACCTGAATGGTTATCAACTCAGAAAGTTTACCCAATTCCATTGTAAAATCAGCAACTCCATCCTGTCCTATAACTGGAGTTGTGAAATTCGTAATAATTCTGGTAGTTGATATTCCAGCCGTTGCTGCAGAATTAGCCGGGACATATCCCAGAGCATTTATAACCTCATCTGTTGAAAGTGCAGCATCGCTGCCGCCCGCCTTTAAGAAATTGGTTGTAGTTACGCCACTTTTTATAAATCCGGTTGCAGTAATTGGAGCAGTAGAAGATATTCCAACAGTTATTGTACCAATACCAGTTCCAGAAGAAATTCCAGAAATAGTGATATTGGAAGAACCTCTAAAGTTAATCTGGGTTGCAATTCCAACAAACGTATTAGTTGGACCGGTTGAAATGCCAATGCCATTTCCTAACGGTGATGCCCCATTAAAGGTTAATGTTGTGATACCAGTATTAGCATCATATGAAGAATTTAGGGTAATTCCGGTTGTTTTAAAGTCAACCAGAGAAGTAATACCAACAAATGAGCTATTATTTGCAACTCCCAGACCGAAATTTGCAGCAGCTCCGATTCTTCCAAAAGTTTCCCATTGACCATTGGAGGTATAAATCCAACCAGCAAACCCGCCTGTTATAGGTAGAGAATTATATTGAACATCGCCAGGGTTGCCAGCTATTGTCGGAATGCTATCACCAATAGTATATTTCCTTGATGTATTAGTTGTGCCCTTTAGGTATAATGATATTGCCTCAAATCCTTTGGTTGAACTTGAAACCAATTTTTCATTAAAAAGAACCGGGCCATCAAATTGTGAAATTAGATTTCTATCTGGACCGCCCTCAACGCGAAGAGTGCGACTAACAGTAGAGTCTAAAGTGGTTTCAATATTAAATCCAGCATTTGAATTATTAACACTAAGATCTTCACCAGTTATGGATGGTATAGGTGAATCTAATAATTCTTCGGTTCCGGTTGTTGTATTGATTTTCTTACCACCGATGAAGAAGTTTCCATCAGCATTCATTCCATCATATACTACTACTCCACCATTTTCTCTAGTTGCCTGTGCCAGAAGTTCTTCTTTGGGTGAAAGAATTCTATCTTGTCGGTCGGGCAGTGCGGCAGAATAATTACCAGACCCATAACCTGGATATTCAAAAGTATGACCACTTGCCTTGATTAAAGAGTTTCTTCTTAATTCAACAGGAATAGGTTTAATTTCATAAACGTATGCTCCAGTTGCATGTGATGCACTACGAGTACCAAGAACACCACGAAAAACAGTAATAGGACTAGAAGTAACCGTGGTTGAAATTCTTACAATTTCTTCATCAATTAATAGATAATCACCAATTCTCAGACCATTAGTGTTGATGGGTAAGAATGTTGTGGTTGAATTTATTGCAGAGTTTAGTGTAGTCGTCAATCCTGCATAATTTGGAACCATTCTACCGCTAAGATTTTCATTCGTAACACTAATAGTTCCACCGTTAGATGATGCTCCCTGTTTGTAGACTCTAGGTGTACCAGAATATGTTAATAATTCACTAGTAATACCGGCCGAAACTGTAAAAGTTGTCAGACCAACAATAGAGTTTACAACAAAGGTATTATTGAAAAATGAGCCGTTAAATCCGCCCAGTAGAATCTTATTATTTACAACCAGGCCGTTATTTTCGGTAGTGGTAAATGTTACAATTCCGGTTGTAGGCGAATAAATTGCAGTAGAAATGCCAAAATTTCGTCCGGTTAATTCAACATAAGCATTGGAAAGATTAGAAGAACTGATGCCGGAATTTGTTATTGATGATGCAGAGGAAACGGTTAGTGATTTACTGCTAGAAATTCCAGTAATTCTATAAGTCGTGTTATAGGCATCATTAGATCCATTAATTTTTATAGATTCGCCTACATGATTGTAAATAGAAGTTACACTAACGAAACCAACCGAAAATCCCGTTGTTGTAGCAATACCAACTACTGACAGTCTATCTCCAATTGCATAGTTGCTACCACCATCCATTACTCCGATGCTAGAGATAGCACCAAGAGGACTTACTGTAACCCTGGCTGTTGCTGTATCTCCGAGAGAGTTAGAATTAACAAGATTTGCATTGTAATAATATTCGGTTGTGCCAGAACCGATACCATAACCACTACCTGGAGTCGTTATAGAAAGAGCACTAATTGGATTTAATCCGTGATCTAAAGTTGTAAAAATAGTATGAGCGGTTCCGACATTATTAGAAATAATAGCCGTAATACCAACCCCTACAGAATGGTCCAGAAAAGTTTTCTGTAGAGTTTCTCGTGTTATTGAATATTGTGGATCATTAATGACTACTTGACCCAGTGGTTCTGACAGAGCAAAAGATGTTGCTGCTCTAGAATCAGATACCGGATTATCTCTATTTTTCTGGGGATATAGATTTTGAATCGGTTGTGAATATTTTAATTCCTTAAACGGTTCAGAGATTGGAGAGTTAGAAGAATTGAGAACGGTTAAGTAATAAATACCATCTTGAACACCAGGAATATGTTTTTTACTTTCTTCAACTTTATAAACGTAGAATGTATTTTTATACTTTGACCGCGTAAAATATGGAGAAGAAGTATTTCTGTTTGAGGTGTTATTGATGAAAGTTCCAGGATTGGCTACTAAATTAATACCAAAACTTTTACGATCATAAAGATTGGAAACCGTAAATACTCCATTATACCCAAGTTTTTCTGTTCCATTTATATTGTTGGAGCTTCTAATATTTTTAATTTCAACTACCGAACCAACAGATAAATTGTGCGCAAGTTCAGAACCAATAATTGCAACACCACCACTCCATGTTGCAGTGGAAATCAATCTCTGATTTCTTAGTTGCGCCGGATTAGAGATTGTGGTAGTAGTAGGCGAAAATAGTGCAGAGACTTCTGAATTGTTATTACCAATCGTGCTACTAGACTCTTGAATAACATAACCTTCTAGCGGAGGTCTTGCGGCCAGAGTTGCAGCGGGAATAACATAACGTATTCTGTAAATCGTATCCGAGAGTGTCCGAGAATCAACCCTGCGGGTTATATATGTCCTGGGTGTATTTCGCTGTGAGAGGCCACTCAGGGCCCCGTAAAGGCCGCTGTTGGGTTCTACTGTGATGTACCAGCCATTAGCATCATATTGAATGGGATGGCCAATTTCTCCGGCGGTTTTATCTGAAACCCTGCTGGTTATACTAAGAGTTCCACCCCGCCCGCTAAGACTCATTTCAGAATCATTGGGGGTCTGGGCTAATTTAATTTGATTATCATTACCGGTGGTAATTACATAATAAAGTTGATTCGGTGAAACATTATCGGGAAGTTGTCCATTGTCACTAATAACTCTTACGGATTCTCCAGAAGAGAAGGTGTGGTTCGTAGTTAGGGTTAAAGTGTTAGAGGTAATACTATTAATACCAGAATTGCTTCTGCCAACCGTAAAGGTTTTTTCGGCAGAACTAGTTCCATTAGGTATACGAATTTTTGCAGAATATTCGGTTGAATTGATTACAACTTTGAGATCATCGTTAAATTTAGCACCAATTCTATATCCATCTACAACCGAATCTGGTTTGCTCTTATTGGCCAGGTATAAGCGCGAAGAAATACCAACATTTAAGGTTGTGGAGGTATCAATAGAATCATAAGAAACTGTAATCTCAGAAGCATCAATCTCTTTGGGTGGAATGATATGAGTAATATAACCCACATCGTCTCTAATAAATGAGCTATTCCTATAGCCGCGAGATACTAAAGATTTTGCTCCAAAGTTGGAGTTTGAGCAATTTATAGATTGGTCCGAGCCGCTTTCACTTAGGAATTGATGAGAATATCCTATGGCAAAAACCGAGACTACTTGAATGTAGCCATCATTGCTGGATTTAATATGATAGTTTTCATATGCTGGCTTATGTCGGGCTCTACTGTCTGTATGAATATTTTCGTTTCCACTTGCAGTATTATCCTCAAAGACGCCAGTTGAGCTGTTATATTTAACAAATGCTCTTGGGTCTTTTTGAAGGCCAATACCAGTAAATTGTGCAACAACTACCGATTTGAAGCCCGATACCTTAGAACCATCAACATGAAGTCCACTCCTGCCCCATACAGTTTTGCTGGCAAGATTATGTAAATATGGTGAAGATGAAGATATTGTATCTACTGAAATATTAAGAGTTGCACTAGAAAAAGCTAAGTTTGGTGAAGGATTAGCAGGAATACCAGGGGCATCATATACAACTTCAGTTGGGCTGACTATTTGTCGTACTACATATTGACCATCATAGCCTGGAACTGGAACACCCTCAATACGAATAGGAGTGCCAGTATCTAGCTCACCGATAGGCTGCGAAAGAGTTACTGTAATTGCCGTTGACGGCACTATACCATTTCCGGCTCTTATTGTGGAGATTGCAACTTCTTTTCCTCTAGAGCCAACTATACGATATTCATCTATTCTTGGTTGAATATCAATATTTGCCGAGGGATAATCTGGTTGAATTTCTCTACCAGAAGATAGACCAAAAGCAATACCGACCTTCTCATAGAACATTTGAAGGTCGGTTCTTGTGGTTGAATATGTCTGAAATGTATCAGCAATTGTGACAGGATTTACACCATCTGCTACTCCAAAATCATCTAATTTATGACTTGAAAAGTTTGGAGCGAAAATTGAATCGGTGTAGTCTTTATAAACATAACCACTAGGGTCTTCAATGGTAAAATCTTTCAGATAATTTTGACCGGTTAGCTGAAAAATGTTCGTGCTTTCAATAGAATCATTTTCGGGGTCTGGAATGTAATCTGGTATAATTATTGTCTTACGGTAATCCTGACCAATAATACTTACACCTCGGGGTAAAAATATACCCCCGTGAATTGAATTTAATTTATAAAGAGCATTATTAGGGTTTGCAATATCAAAAATAGTATTGCTATCCCACTGATTAAAGTTACTTGACGTTGTTCCATTTCTTAATCTAAAATTATTTGAACCGTCTGGTATCCATCCCGGACGACTTGTTACTCTATGAATTCCCGGTGATAGGTTAATTGTGCAGCGGGCAAATCTATCATTATTTGGACCAATTTGATACGAGAATCTTACGGCCTCGGCTATTGCCCTATTTAAACTGTAGAATGGGCGCGTTGGAGAATTTCCACGATTTTCAATAGAATCTGTTGAATCTATTGAATCTGGAACAACATATAATGAGGTTCCGGTTGTGTTGGAAAGTAATTGACTAAGCCGAGATAGCCCCATTCTTATAATGTATATTCTTTACTTATACATTATTTAGTTGTTTATTCCATGCTCCCTATAAAACTCGTAGGCTCTTACTGTCTGAATGACTTCTCGGGTTGCGTTTGGGTTTCTTTCAACACGATAGCGAACATAAAGAATCTTATCTCGGGCAAGAATTGTTAGGATTTCTGGTGGTGTGTTGGGGTTGCGAGCAACCCAATAGCGAACATAAAGAATCTTATCTCGGGCAAGAATTGTTAGGATTTCTGGTGGTGTGTTGGGGTTTTCTGCAACTTCACTGCGAACAAAACAATTATCATCTCGGGCAAGGAGTGTTAGGATTTCTGTTGGTGTGTTGGGGTTTTCTGCAACTCCACAGCGAACACCCCAATCCTTATCTCGGGCAAGAATTGTTAGGATTTCTGGGGGTGTGTTGGGGTTGTTTGCAACCCAATAGCGAACATCCTCATCCTCATATCGGGCAAGAATTGTTAGGGCTTCAGAAGGTGTGTTGGGGTTGCGAGCAAGTTCAAGTTTGTTCATAGGTAAAAATGGCCAGAAATGGCCATTTTGTTACAAATCAGTCTTCTGCTTGTAGATAACGCTCGTAAATGGCGCTCTCGTTTTCAACGATAATTTCATTCAACTCTTCCTGAGTTTCCGTAGAATATTCAATTGAAAGTTCAAGGAGAGCCTGATCTTCGGCTTCTATGTCGTCACCAAAGATGTCGCTCAAAATAAGAGCAGCTTCTTCTTCTGTTGACAGGCGAGGTAGTTCGGAAGTTGGATAAATCATAAAATAAGTATGCGAGTGAATTAGTTAGATGATTGGACTTTTTGATTCTTCTGCTCCATAGCCCGATCAAGAAGTGACATCATTTCATTTCCGGTTACGGCTGAATTTAGTGACTTCTTAATTGAAGCCTTTTCTTTTTTAGTCCAAGTTAAATTCGGCATTTAAAATCTCCAAAAGGTCATGGTCAAATTGTTCATTGATTTGACTCCCGAAATCATTGGTTTCAAAGAGTTCGTCATCAATAGGTTCATCTTCAATTTGAGGCATCGTCAAATTCAAGCTCTGAGAAGTCATCATCGTACTCTTTTTCGGAGTGTTCATTTTTGGGTTCTTCAGATTTTTCAGGATTTTGTGTCATAGATGTAACTAACAAAGTCTTCAACGTGCCAGGAAGAGTTGATACCATTAGAGTGTTCGTTCATTTGAAAGGCATTAAGTTCATCGTCCATTTGTTCCACGGTTAAAAAACCATAATCATCAGAAAGGCGATAAAGGTAATTTTCATAATCATCCCAATTAAATTCAGGAGTAAATGGAGAAATACGTTCAACAGTAGTGACAGTCATAGAACCTCAAGTTTTTGGGGGTGAATTTAATCAGACATTTACGAGAGAAAGATTCTTTTGTTGAATTTGAGAATTGACAAAACTACCAATTGAGGCATTACTTGCTACAACCTCATCTAGAAGCCGACTATAATCGGCAACATCTTCAATGTGGTAGGTGTAGCTAGTTCCAGCCTTCCATGTAATTTTAACCGTATCGTTTGTAATATCAGAAATCTCAGAAATAGCAGTAGATTTGGGGAAGGAGCGTGGCATAATTTTTTGGGGTAATGGGCGTGGCGACGGATTTCTCCATCAACCTAAGAATACCATATTAGTTTTCCTTATGTGTGTTTGGTGGACAGTTTAAAAATTGGGCATAAAACTCATAGGCTCTTACAGTTTGAATGACTTCTCTTGTTGCGTTTGAGTTTCTTTCAACATACCAACGAACATCCTCATCCATATCTCGGGCAAGAAGTGATAGGGTTTCTGGTGGGGTGTTGGTGTTGCCTGCAACTCCATGGCGAACAGGAGAACACTTATCTCGGGCAAGAATTGTTAGGATTTCTGGTGGCGTGTTGGAGTTGTGTGCAACATTCCAACGAACACTCCAATCCTCATCTTGTGCAAGAATTGTTAGGGTTTCAGGTGGAGTTTTGGGGTTTTCCGCAACTCTACAGCGGACACACCAATACCCATCTCGGGCAAGAATTGTTAGTGTTTCTGGTAAAGAAGTCATAATGTTGGATGCTCCTTATAAAACTCATAGGCTCTTACAGTTTGAATGACTTCTCTTGTTGCGTTTGAGTTTCTTTCAACATACCAACGAACATCCTCATCCATATCTCGGGCAAGAATTGTTAGGATTTCTGGTGGAATGTTAGAGTTACACGCAACTCCACAACGAACATACACATCCTCATCTTGGGCAAGAATTGTTAGAGTTTCTGGTGGTGTGTTGAGATTGAGGGCAAGTTCAAGTTTGTTCATCTTATTGGATATGTGTGGGGGCAGTATCGCTGAAATATTCATTCTTAATATGATCACCTAGAACTAAACCAAATCCCCCAAAGAATAGTGCAACAATTAGGGTTGCATGATATTTCTTTTTATTGCCTTTTTCTAATAATTTTTCCGTACTGCCGGCAGTAATTTTCGTCATCAACCATCCGCTTCCGCAACCAAATATTGCCATCAACACGTATGGTGTAAATGACGCGAAAGCCCAAATAAAAAGGATCAGTGCGACTAAACTAACGGTGCCATCGGGTTCAAATGATTGAATTTGAGATTCTGTGGCGGTTTGTCGTAAATTGCGGATTTGGGTCTTATCAACATTGTAGATTGTGCAAATTTGATCTTGTGCTCCGGCAAAGGTATTTGAATTTACTTCAACACTTTGTAGACCAGAATTGCTTCCGAGCCATACATCCGCTTTGTAGTGTGCCATTTCAATAAGACAGGTTCTGAGTTAAAGGCAAAAAAGTTAAAGGGATTCCAGATTCTAAAAGAATATGGCTTGCTACGATTTCGTTTTCGCAATCGTTAAGAAAACGCCAGACATCCCTACTGACAATTGATTTTGCGGCATCGCTACAGAGTCTTTCGGCATCTCTCCATGTTGAACCAGGAAGTTCTCTCCGTTTTTCATAATGAACATCCAGTTGTTTCCATGAGAGACTATCCCAATAAATCCAGAAATTAATAAGAGTATTATAATTTGGTCCGAAGTGTAGCTCTGGGTATGTTAGAACATCTGGATTTCCAGACAAATGGCTGATAGTTTGAAGGTTGTTCATAGGTTGCTGGTGTTTCACTAACTATAGTGGAAATTTTTCTCTACTGGTTATTGGGTTGTGCCACTTGATAAAGTGTCCGGTAAAACTCATAGGCTCTTACAGTTTGAATGACTTCTCGGGTTGCATTTGCGTTTCTTTCAACACCCCAGCGAACATCAACATCCTCATCTTGGGCAAGAATTGTTAGGACTTCTGGAGGAGTGTTGGGATTTTCTGCAACTCCCCGGCGAACATTCCAATCCTTATCTCGGGCAAGAATTGTTAGGATTTCTGGAGGAGTGTTAGAGTTGTCTGCAACTCCCCCGCGAACATTCCAATCCTTATCTCGGGCAAGAATTGTTAGAGTTTTTGGAGGGGTGTTAGAGTTGTCTGCAACTCCTTCACGAACACCCCAATCCTCATCTTGAGCAAGGAACGTTAGAGTTTCTGGAGGAGTGTTAGAGTTGTCTGCAACTCTCCAGCGAACATCCCCATCCTCATCTCGGGCAAGAATTATTAGAATTTCGGGTGGTGTGTTAGGGTCTTCTGCAACTCCCCGGCGAACCACAGAATCCTTATCTCGGGCAAGAAGCGTTAGAGTTTCTGGTGGTGTGTTGGGGTTCCATGCAACGCTACGGCGAACACCAACATCCTCATCTTGAGCAAGAATTGTTAGAGTTTCAGCTGGAGTGTTGGGGTTGCGGGCTTGCCGTTCTTTTGTCATAAAAAAATGACTACCATTAATGTGACTCGATGGTAGGTCATTTTTGTTGTGAATTCTTCTTACTGTGCCACTTTATCTTCTGACACATACGATGGTGGATGCATTTGACAATATTCATTGAAAATAATTTTCATTTCTTTAGGCGAAAGACTGGCATTTTCCGCCGCCTTTGGTAAATTCCACCGCGCTCCAAATAGCATTTCAAGCGATTTTCTCGTTTCGGGTCTGGTGCTCATTCTGATAACTCTCCGATCCACCCGCCATCTTTCAGGGTTTTATTCATAGTTTCAACTACATTTAAAAACTCTTCTTTGGAATCACATAAAACTTCCTTCACGGAACCTGTATTTGAATAAATGCGAATTGCCCTCTCAAGAACATCTACCGAATAGCCGACTAAGTAATCATTGTCCATCTACTTCAATCTCCAATTTAGAAACATCTTTTCTTGTTGCCGTAACTGTATAATAACAGTTAATTTTTACATTCTTATGAGATTTGACGAAAATCTCTGGATAATTTATTGACTCAACTGCTAAGTCTTGAGATTCACCAATTTGGGTTAGACTAACATTTATAGTTGAGAAATCTACAAGAACGTTCCAATACTCTGGAAGCTTAATAATAGAAGAATCGGTAAGTCTTCCTCTAATATAAACAGCGATTTCGGGTCCTTCTAAGCAGGCATGTCTTAATCTTTTGCCCGGTTTTGATGGGTGTGGAATATCAAACAGCTTATATGGAGCAGAAAGACTAGCAAAAGTGCCGAGAGGTGCAATTATTTGATTCTGACATTCTACTAGCTGGCTATTTAGAGAAATTAGAGTTGAGTTTACCGAAAACTCAGATAATTGTCCAACCGAATGGCCGAAAGTTAGCTCAGTGTCTGATGTAAGCTCACAGAAAGCATATTGAGAAGGATTACTCCCAACCCAAATAGCCGCAACATTTCCAGAATAATTGATTCCAAAGTTTAAAAAATCTGGATCATATGTATAATCTTCTTCTGGATACCCATACTCACTACGGACAAAAGAGCCATAATATTGGTTATAATTATAGACCATAATCTTCTGGATTAACCTCTACTCTAAGTTTTTCAATGTCTTTTCTCGTTCCATAAACATGATAATAGCAATCAATCATTTCGTCTTTACTAGAGATAAAAATCATATTATCTCCAATGGACTCAACAAATATATTTTGAGCCCTACCAATGGGTTGTAGTTGAACTGTAATTGATTCTGCGTCTACAAGGTTTAGCCAATAATCGGGCAGCTCAATATAGTTTTTATTTGTCAGTCTCCCTCTAACATATACACCATTTTCGGGGCCTTCTAGTGCAACATGAACCAGTTTTTTGTCTGGTTTTGTGGGATGGTCAATAACAAATGGCTTGGCTTTTGTTGCGGCAACAACATCTGCAACAAGAACACCCCGAACTCTAACACCACCATGAAAATAAGCAGACCAAAATGCCGGTGTTTTTACATCATTATTAACCTGATGAGCAACCATAAGAGCTGCCGGAATAACTGGAAATCTTGATACATTTCCCACCGCAAGAGGGCCTTCAATATATGCAGAACCTCTAACTTCGGTTGGACCGAGTCCCAGAGCCAGTGGTGAACCTTCGCCCACAAATAGTCTTTTCCCGACATATAAATCTGGAACTTTCATTTATTTTTTACCTCGTTCACTGAACCACCTTTTGAACCAATAATTTTTGTTGAACCATCAGCGAAATCAATCAAACCTCCATAACAATTTAATATTGCTCTTCCGATCAAATCAATACTATTTTCGGATATTAGTCTCATTGATGCCTTGGCCTCAATACTAACTACCGGAGATTTTACGATGACTTTCTCATTGGCATCAATATTTATGATGCCGTTTTTGCCGTCACCACCACTGGCAATGAAATCAATATTTTCTGCAATTAGGCGGATTCTGCCGCTACCCGCATTAAGAACAATATCTCCACTTACGGCCTCAATATAAACACCTATATTCTCTTCGGTATCCGAACTTTTTACATTATCACCGGCTTTAACCTGGAAAGAACCAGTAGACCTACAAATTGTTCCATGTTTTCTATGGGGTTTACCCTCAGAATCCATAGAGATGTAATGATTAGCTTCCGAGCCACTTCTTACAATAAAGGCTGCAATTTTGTTGTCGTCGTGAATATGGCCAAATTTAATTTCACCGTCTTTAGTTCCATATCGGACAGCATTGTAGTTTTTCTTACTCATTTATTTACCCGGACAGTCAATAACATTGATTACTTTTTCGGAATTGATTGGTAAAGTAGTTAGGTCATCTCCAACTCGCACAACACCGAGTCTTGGAATCAGATTAGCCCTATAACCAGTTCTTGAACGAATATAAACTGCTGGCATTTCTTTGAAGCCTTCGCCACTATTGTTAACATCCACTCTAAGAATGACTCCAGATGCAGAAATTATTGCAGATGCACTTGCACCATTAGACGGTTCAATGGTTATTTTATCATCTGGAGAGTAATTGGAGCCACCATTATCAATATAAATTTCATCTAATTTCATAATTACAGGGTATTGTCCATTAGCTTTAGACGGATAGATGTTACGATTATCCACTATTGCTTCTGTGAGAGTTCTTCCGTCTCCGCCTGTGCTTCCATCTTGAGCCTGAAGATAGCCGGTTCCCGTATCCATTACTATCACATTTGTTACCCTATTATTTTCTACAGTAGCTCGTCCCACTGCGCCGTATCCCCTTCCACAAGAATCATAAAAATTGACAATAGGTGAAGAAGTAAAGCCTTGGCCAGAGTTTGTAATATCAACCCCTATAATCTCTCCGGTGAGGCTGATAATTGCATTTCCCTCCGCCCCAGAACCTCCACCTCCAGAGAATTTAACAATCGGTGGCCCACAAAAAATAGCTCCAATATTACACGAATCTTGAAATACATCATTGAAATCGAGATTGAAGTCAAAATTATCTGGGTCAACTGGAACCGAAAATTGCCTCATTTTATCTATAATGCCCGAAACATTAACATTTTCAGGACCATTGGAGACTGGTCCATCCCAGATGCTCCATTCTTTAATTTTTGGACAAACTGGTTCCTCATCGCAAGCAATTGAAGAAAGTATTCCGCTAACAAATCCAAGAATATTTCCGGCCATATCAAAAGAACCCAAAATGGTTTTTAATGGTTCTAAAATTGAATTAATTGAGCTGGTAATAAATCCCATGATTTTTCCAATCAGGGCTCCGACAAAATTCTCAACAGAACAAAGAGGCGTGTTAATAAATCTTTCGGCTGCAGATTTTAGAAAATTTGCACACATCTTAATAAGATTGCGAATAATTTTACGGAATAGGCAGGCTAATAGATCATTAGCTGTTTCAATTTTTGATTTAACTTTCTCAAGGTCATTTGGAAATAAAAGATAATATAAATCTTTCAGCTTATCATTTATTTGCCCTGTTACATATTGTTGAATATTTGTGATTAAAGTTTTAAGCGGTGCAGATATTAATATGGAAACGTTTTGTATCTTGAAATTTACATACTCTTCAATTCCATAAGATTTACCAGATTCCCTAATCGGTTTTCCGATAGTTGTTTGTTGTTTTTTTATCCAGGCTTGAGCTGCCGTTATATCTTTTATGAATTTTTTCAGTTTAATTTGAATAGAGCCTAAAGGTATTTTTTCACAAGCAGTTGAGACTGCAATATCGCTAGAGGTTGTTCCATCGGTTAATTGGGAATTATCGGCCTCGCTCGATAGTTTTTCGGTATTAGAGGCAGATTCAGTAACGATTCCTTCTGATGATATGTTATAAACCGGGGGCTCTTCTTTAATGAACCCACTAAATGGAACACAGGCGGTATCAGTTAGAGTATATGATAATTTAGTCTGCTCATTGTTGCCAAGACAGCCAATAATCATTGGTGATAAATTTCCACCACTTGCAACTATAACAAAAGATCCTTGACTTAAATTGGATGTTTGATAGCTAGCCTTATGACCGGTTCCTGCTGTTACAGGATACATAACTTCAAGCCAAGGAAGTTGAGAATCCGGAAGTTCAGATTTATTTTCAGAATGAATACCACTTATTCTAACTTTGTATCTTTTTCCCCAACCTGGAATGTCGCTAGTATTTTTCCACTTTTCGGCTACGGCATTATCTTTCCAATAATCATCATCAACAATCTGACCAATATAAAGATTCGTTAGTTCCATTTAGCCTCCGTAGCTATCTCTTATTAGATTTAATTTTGTATAGTTTGGTCCAGTTGGGCTAATAAAATGACAAAGATCAAGAATCAAATATTTACCAGATTTCTTTCGGCTAACGGCCTGTGTATATTTAGAAGATACCTCTGGAAAAATACAATCAATCACGTCTCCGGCATGTAGCGAAAGATCACAGAAAATGCAAATAGAAAGCTGAATTGTGAATAATTGATTGTACCTCATTGTACTTTGATTTAGTATGTCTCTTGTCTTAAAATTCTCTTTTTGTGAATTTTCAATTTGATCGGTAGTTGTTACTCCGTATGCAAGATTAAAATCTAAAGTTGAGAAAGTCGTCTTTGTTGATTCATTCAATTCTTCTGGTATTGATGGAGTTCTCTTCGCGGCTCTTACTGCACCAGTGTTTTGTTGTGTTGCATCAATGGTTTCTCTTTTATATTCATGTGTAATTGGATTAAATGTAATACGAGTAGATTTTGTAGTGCCCGCTCGCATTTGGGATATTAAAGATGGCCCTTCGGGAAATGAATAGGTTAAAATTTTACCATCGTAACCAATAGGTAAGATTGTTGTGTTATTCATAATATAGCGTTTTACTGAATTTTGATTTAGTAAATTATCAATAGATTTGAAGTGGTAGCCTTCAGAGGTCTCATAGAAAAAGAACCCTGCGGTGTAACCTTCAGTATTTTTAGATGTTACAATAGGAATTGATTTCTTAGATAAGTTCAATAAAACATTGAATGGCATTGATTCGTTGTCAATTCTGCCATCAATTTTTAGGTTATTAAGAGTGTCTTCAATAAATAGGGCCTTTTTAGTTTTTAGATGTTTGGTTAGAATTTGCCTGACGGTTTCTGATATTTTACCCTCGTAGGTTCTTGATACTCTATTTGTCTCAAAATTGTTAGTAAGATATTCTTTACTTGATAGAAATGCAGTAACAATTTCTGCTCTAGTGTTTCCAATTATTTTAGGTCTTACCATAAAGTGAAGACATGTATCATCCGTTGTAAATTGTATTCTTGCTCTTTCATCATCTACAATATCAAGATAAACCTTTTCGGCATATTGTAGATCTAGATCTCCAGATTCTGTAGTTGCAACACTTTCTCCTGGAATATTTCTATTGCCAGTGTCTGCATATGTGGTCTTCACTTTGACAGAATTTTCTAATAAACTTTCATAGTAATATAATTGTGAAAACCCATTAGAAATCTCAACCATTTTCCCATCATTTGAGATAATTTCAAATCTTTTTATTTGTATATCTGATCTTGGATCGCTCATACTATTATTGGTTGTATTAGAATCTGAGTCTGTTTTTCAATGTCCGAATATACTCCGGTTGCCATATTAGTTATTCGCTGTAGATTTGATAATTGTGGAGATGAGGCTATTTTTAGAGGTTTGGGGATTGATGTTATATCCCAGATGTTTGCAGACCCCGGAGGTTTAATGAACTGATTGCCATAATCTGGAAGTGTATTATCGTTTGATGGTTTAGTTTTATTTGGATAAAATGTTGATGTTCTACGAGGATTAACCGGTTTACTTTTATTTTTTATTTTTTGTGAAGGGTTATTGGTCACAGGTAAAGCCCCACTACCAACATATTCAAAATGCCAGGGCTCATATGGATTATTTCTAGCCCACATTGGCCATATCCATCCATATCTAACTCCATTTTTTCGAATCCAGGATTGGGCACCGGGAGAAGAGATGTCTATAGCTTTACCCCAACCATGAAGAGATGTACCCGGCCTGGCAGCAGTTCCTGGACCGGAAGGTGGATTATCCCAGTATCTTTGTTGAGTTTCTAATGTCCTATAACCTTCAGATAAGACAAAATTTACACCTTCCTTTGCCGCATCATTTTTCATACGCAAATATGCAATCGCTGCGGGCTTCCACAATTTCTCCCCGTTGCCGACATCCATTAGATCCGATGCTGGCAATTTTCCATTTTGTCCATTGGGTATTGAATCTGCTTGTGAAACATTTCCCATTACAATCTGTTGGTTAATCGTGGCTGGTGATAATTTTCCAGCTTTAAATGCTGTTATATTTAAACCGCCGGCCTCAAACCCAAAAACATGACCGAAACGTTGTTGTTCAGTTGAATCTTCTAAATGATTGTTTGCATTTTCATATGCGACCGAGCGGAAATTGTCTCTTGCTCCGACAAATGTTCTTGCTGAATTTTGTCTAGTTGTATTAAGAATTGCCGCAGCAACACTCTCCAACGATTCTTGAGTGTGTCCAAATCTTTTTACAAAAGCAAGAGCACTTTCTTTATCTTTGATGGCCCCCCAGGCTCCGTAGCCGCCATAATCTCGTACCGGTTGAAATTGACCCTTCTCCAAGATAACCTCTCTAATAGATTTTGGCCAACCCGGAAGTGAAACGCGATTGTATATCGCCTGGGCGACATCAGCAGATCCCTGGTAACCGCTTTGTGGATTATTGTTTTCAAACAAAGCTGCTGTTACTAATAGCCAAAAATCTGGACTGGAACTTGAAACCTGAAGACCACCAATTCCTGGTTCTACTGGAGCAGTTTCTTTATCTCCGCCTGGAGATTTTAACAACATCTCTCTACGAATGTTCTGAAATATTTCAGAACTCTTACTATCCAACATTGCACTAAAAGAATTAACAATTTCTTTGGCAACTGTGACACCGGGAGATCTATTATTTTGAGAAATAGTTCTACTTGCTGGAACTATACCACCATTCGCCATCGCAAACATTGAATTGCCAATTACTTTTGCATTTGCAACCGTTTGGTCATCAATTGCAGATTGAATTGCATAGCCAAGATAATTTTCTAAACCCGAAAGAGTGGATTTTTCAATTTTTTGACCTAGAGCCATCATATCAAGGCCAGCCCCCATAAGGTTTCCAAAAACGCCAGCTTTTTTCATAATAGCCGAGTTTTTTGTTAATAGGCTAAATGAATTTGCCGTTTTTGTATCTTTGGTGCTGGGAAATATTTTTCTGATTGCTTCTTCGCCGCCAACATTTTTACCCGGATTTGTTCGCTGTCTTGGTTGTTTGCTCGGCCTTTTCAGCTTTATATTCTTGATGGTTCTCGGTGTTCTACTTGACGTTTTGTTGCCAACTCTACCTCCAGAAGCATGTTTTTTGGGTTTACCGAAAGCCGAAAGAGTATCGTATAGTGCTCCTCCTATAATATCGCCAATAATGCTACCAATTATTGGACCAACACCGATTTGTCCTATTACTGGAATTAGGGCACCTAATCCTAGACCAATACCTGAACCAACAGCCTTTGCTGCTGCTCTGCCTACTGGTTCGCCCATCATCATTGAAAGAGCAAAATCAATTAGACCACCAATAACAGGTATTCTACCAAAAATTCTACCAAACTTGCCCACAAATTTACCGACAGGTTTAAGATTCTTACCTGAACTACGACTGGGCTTTGTGGTATTGACAGCAGGTGGTGAACCTTTCTTTTGTGCTACCGGACCTACTTGTCTTCCTCCACTAATACCGCTGCTTGCAACCGCAAGTCCTAAAACAATAGCACCATTTAAGAATATATTGAGATTCTTCTCTAGACTATCTAAATCTTTTTCGTACTTTTCTCCAGTAACATTCTTAAGAATTCCACGCATTTTATCGTGAACCTTATATCCAAAATCTATGGCATTGACCACTCCGCCTAAAACATTGCTCGCAAATTCTCCTATACTCTTACCAAAAGGAACAAGAAGTTTGGCCACGTTCAACATTGCGGGCAAACTTTTTAAAAATAGTGGAGCGGCAGCACCAAGAAATGTGTAAAGAATGAAATTGCGAATTGAATCTAAAAGACCAGTTCTTGGTAATTTATCCTTTATGAAATTTATGGGATTTGCTTTCTGCTGTTGAATTAAATTCAGTCTATTGGCCTTTCTCTGACTCTCTAAATCTTGCTTTCTTTGATTATCTAAAAGTTTTCTCTTCCCCTTCAGTCCTAATATAACATATGCATCAATTTTACGCATAGTATTATTAGCATCCTTTAGACCAATAACCAAAGGGTCATTTTTACATACGGGATTTATCGTAACTTTTTTAGGAATAAATTGAGACCGGGGAAATGATACCATTAGGCCACAATACCTCTAACAGCAAGTGTACCCTTTTCGCCATATCTATCGGTATAGTCCGGTATTGCCGAAAAATCTGGAACTTCCGCATGTGCAGCAGAACCACTTTTTGTTGTAGTAGCTTTTAGATTAATTGCAGGCAGTTCAGTGATAGACACTGCATTCTGTTTTGGTCTGGGTCTAGGTGGTGATAATGTTGGGGCATTTGTTGCAAGTTGTAGACCTTTTGTCGGAACCGAGGACTGTTCATTTCCGGTTGGTGTGTAGAATTGTTCAGGAATAGGGGCCGCAATATTACCTCTTTCTAGTCTATACTGGCTTTTCTCTGCAGGATAATGGGTGAAGAAATTATCCTGAGCATTTTTTCTAAGAACATCATCATTTTTCATAAATTTCCTTTGAGACATTCCGAAAAAAGAATGTCTACCTTCAACGTGTTTTTGTGCATTAAGTTGAAGATTACTGTTCTTTAATGCCTTTTCGGTTTCATTTAATAAATTATTTGCGGAGGCGAGATCTATTTTTTTAGAATTTGCCAAGGCATTCGCGGCACTCTTTCGGTCAACGATATTCAACCAATCGTTGCGGTTCTTAAAGGTTGGTTCATATTGATTGCTGCCGGTTATAATATCTTTAATTGTATTTTTACCACCATTTTGCATGAAGTTCATTTTATATGCTGAACCAGCATACAGGCGGTTATATATTGATTGAGCAACATCTGCTCTACCCTGTGGATCAGAATCTTCCGCAGCTGTTATAGCCAGAAGTGCATTGTAATCTGCCTGGCTTATTTTTGGTAGACTTCTCGGTTCTGTTGCCTTTGCCGGTCTATTTAAGTCGGGGAAACTTATATTTTTCATGCCGTTAATGACATTCATTCCGCCGGCTCTTAGACCATTTATCATTCCTCCGACTATGCCACCGTCTTTGGCTAGTTGAATGTTATTAACAAATTTTGGCTGATTGGTAGAACCCGCCATCTTATTAAATCTCAAAAATGTATCTGCCCCATACTTATCTACAGCAGCTTTTGATATAACAATTTCTCCGGGCTGAGCCGCAATTAGTTGAGTATCGGGCCCAGCACCGGTTATTCTCATGCCGGTATCTTCGTCAATATGGCCACCTTCAGCAAATCCAATTTGACTTATATGCTTTTCTTCTGGTAGCATAAAGTTGATACCTTTAACCATACCACCATTAAAAAATCCTGGAGTCGATCCAGATTGTGGAGCAGGTGCGCTTATTCTTTCATTTGTCTTAGGCTTAAGAAGTTCATAAGTAAGTACCCCGGCTCCAGCAACTGCTCCGGCGATTAGACCTGTCTTTCCGAGCTTTTTTGCCTGAGCCAATATGCCTGGAATACCCAATTTCTTTAGAAATAAAACAGTAGATGCAATAGCCTTAACCGTAGATCTAATAGCAAGACCAAACTTTGTCCCAAACAGAACAAATGCCCCCAATATTGCCGGCCACCAATCTTTTAAAAATCTTGTTAAAGACCTGATCTTATTTTTATTAGCAGGATCTGCAAACCATTTTAGGATATTTGTTAAGGCTTTGCCCAATAGAGTAAAAAGAATGAATTTGAGTATGGTATCTAGAATATTCTTAATTGGAGCAAAAACAGCAGAAAATGCCCTGGACATTTTTCTACCACTAGACTCAAGAAGATTCTCTCTTTCTCTTCGTTCAGTTTCCTCTTGATTTCTTCTTACTTCTTCAACCTTCTTTTTATCCAATAAATGCTCAGCCTTAAGGGCATCTAAGATTTTATTGGCCGAGCTATTGATAATATTGAGCATTCCCAACATATCATCACAACAGTTGCAGCAATTATTGTTATTTACATTTCTGTTTGGTAGAAGTGTATTTTTATTGATTTTTATTTGCTGCGGCGCCTTGGAGGGAGGGGGTGGGGGTTGAGGCGCTGGTGGATTATCCTTTTCTTCTTGTCTAATTTTAAACAATAGCTCTTCAATCAAATCGCCCGTCATAGTCGGGCTGGATTTTTTATTTGGTTTGTTTGAAGAATTTGGGGCCATTGTTGTTACTTCTGTTTAGCTTTTTCTTCTTCCTCTTCAATGTGTTGTTGAAGTAGAGTTACATAGATTTCTCTTTCAAATGGAATCATATTTTCAACAAAGTCTGGGGGCCATTTTTGAAACTGAATAAGAGCAAACATTAGGCGATAATAATTTTCTAAATCATTATACCTCATTGTGACGTAAAAAAAGCGGTTAGCCCCTCTAGCACAATTGTCTCTGTCACTTCAGTTACGGGATTTGTTACCTTAACTTCATGCCTTAATTTTGGCATGGTTTCAAAAAAACTTTGAATCTTATTAAATTCTGTGCTGGTCAATTCATCAAAGAAAGTATTCCACTCCTCTTTACTATAATCTGAGAAAACATAAACTTCATCTTCCACACACAGCTTATCAACACAATCAATAATCATATCGTAGGTCTGACTGGATGAAATCTTCTCAAGGTCAAAATTGTTCTTGATGAATTGATCCAGCGACGGGTACTTCATCTCGAGGACAAATTTATCTCCTATTTTAATATTCTTAGTATGATTAGGATCTTTTTGAACCTTAACTTCATCTAGATCAATTTGAATCTTAACTTCTGTCACTCCATCATCTGGACAGTAAACAGTAAGTTCAATTGTCTCTCCTACGGATTTCTTTCGGATATTTAAGAACAAAAATTCAATATCAAACGTGGGCAAAGTTTCAACTTTAATACCTTTCGTTAGAATGCAATTAGAAATAATTGTTCTAATTGCATTTGTGATTTCAATATTGCTCTCAGATTCAAGTGCCAACAGCAGTAACTTTTCTTCCTTTACTAAAAATGGCCTAAACTTAATAGGCTTTTCGGTGGAAGGAAGAATCAATTCATAAGTTGGAACAGTTAAAGAGGGTAATGGCATAATTAACCAATAATAATTTCTAATCTATTTAGTTGGACTTCCCAAGATTCTTTGACGGACGTACCTAGTGTAAGTGAAATTTACTGAACATTTTAAGACAGTTCCAGTCTCATAAGAAACTGGCATTGAATCAATAGAAATAGGAAAAGCATCAATGAATGTGTAATTGAGTATTTTAGAATCTGCTTGTCTATCTTCTTTAACGCCCAAATTTCGTTCAAATTTTGTTATGGCAAGCTCACCAGCATATTGGTTTTTGAACTTCATTCTATATGAAGCCTGTCGGGTTTTAAACAAATTTTGATTATCTTCATTAACTATAAAGTTTTTCCAGCCTTCTAGAAATTCAATGATGTCATAGTTTTGATCCACTATGAAAGTGAAAGATGATTGGTTATCATACTGCCGGCGATATGCCATTCTCTCGGTAACACCAGGAAAATCATTAGTTACTTCGTGGGTGTATAATGTGCTTCCAGGTAGTGTTGCACTCTCACATAATATGACTAAATTGTCCAGAAATGACTGACTAAATTGACTACCAAATCTAGCTTGATTTTGTAGAAATTGTATCAGACCTTCAGGTGGCACTATCTTAATAGCGAAATGGGAGGTTAATGCGGGCCTAAGAATTGTGGCTTTTATGTCCTTAATCTTTTTGGGATTGGAATCTCCTTTTAATGACATAAATATTACTAATTGCTTATATATTATTTAGCTTTGGCAGAGAAAAAATACGTTCAAAACTATTTTAGACCAATCAATCCCCAAAAATATGTTGGAGATGTGAATGATATTGTCTATAGAAGTAGCTATGAACTCAAGGCTTTTCATTGGTGTGATAGGACATCAGAAATATTAGAGTGGAGTAGTGAGACCATAATAATCAAATATTTTGATCCAACTACTAATAAGATAAGAAGATATTTTCCAGATCTTTATATAAAAATAAGAGATAAGACCGGAGTTGTAAAAAGATACATTATTGAGATTAAACCAAAAAGACAGACTGAACCACCTAAACCTTCAGCCCGGAAAAAGTCCAAGACATATTTAAATGAGATGGCAACTTATCAAAAAAATCTGGCAAAGTGGACTGCGGCCGAAAACTTCTGTAAAGAAAATGGTCTAGAATTTATTAAAATCACAGAGAACGAGTTATTTCTATGAAGTTCCCAATGCAATTAAACGCTGGTGCTAGAATGGCACTGTCAGCGGTTCAGACTCTAAGAAAGTTCTTCTCCAGACTAGGAAAGGCTAGTGAAACTAGAATAAAGGTAATTTTAGATAATTTCAAAAAAGCAGACCCGACTGTTGTATTTCCACCATCTATATTAGAAGAAACAGATGAGTATTATGCCGTAAAGAACTTTGTTGAAAAACTGCCACCCAATCTTAGTCCACCGCAATATTTCAATTTGGCAATTGAGCTACTACAGAAATTAGGAAGAGGCGAAGAGGCACTAGACAGGCACGGACTTTACACCTTTAAGTATATTGCCGTAACAAAGGGAAAGTATTATGATGTATTTCCGGTTATACTTCTAACGTCTGTAGATAGATCTTATTATAGAGGATTTAATTTTCACTGGGAACGGGCTCCGCAGTATGTTGAGAGCGTTTATAGAAACTACAACTTCTCAAGAGTACAAAGTAAGTTTTATAGAATCAAACCGCACGAATTGGAATATTTTCTGCAGATACCAACATTTTTGCCCATATATATTCCAGAATAAATATAATATAGTGGGAATTATGTGTAATGGCAGATTTAGTCTCTAAACCATTTACGGCAAAGGTTAAATGGGTTCCCACTCAGAATGAGCCTAAAAATCCTTTTGGAATTACCACCGTAAAAGAGCAGAGTAGAAGTTATATTGTTGAGGTGGATTCCAAAAATTATGGAAATATGACCGTTTACGATACCACTGGCGGTGGAAAGACTGCGGTTTTTAATTCTGAATTTGATGGCGATAAGAAATATACTCAACTACCTTCGGCAATTTTAAAAACATATCCAGAATCGGTTCAAAAAAGTATTCTAGATGTTGTGGGAAAAGCTGCAGAAACGCAGCGAACTGCGGTTATAAAGGAAAAATTAGGAAATAGTTCCACGCCACTCTCTGAGCAGTTTAAGTATCTTCCAGGTTTCAATAGCACTGGTGCCTCAACAGAGCAGGCTGATTCAACTAGAGTTAGAAATATATCAATTCAAAAAAAAGGAATAGATCCACTTTCTAAGGCCTTTGAGAGTAATGGGTTTAAAAATAGTCTGAATTTGTCATACCCTTTAAATTTTGATAAAAATTCAACTCAAGATTTTATTGAATTTAAGGTTATTGAATACCAACCTAGAATTTTTACAACTGAGGGATTACAAAGACTCAAAAGGTATGGTAGCACTGATAAGAAAAAAGTAATCAGGAGCACGATAAGATTACCAATTCAAGGTGGAATTACTGATAACAATAATGTAAATTGGGGTGCAGAGCCTTTAGATGCAATACAACAAGCTGCATCATTTGTTTCGCTAACCGCTCAAAATGAAGACCCAACATCCATAATTAGTGAATTTTCAGATCTAATACAAAACAAAAGTATTAATCCGGCTGTTCAGGCATTTATTCAGGCGGAAATGGTCAAAATGGCAACTAGCTCTAATAATAACTTCTTTAGTAGAGCATTCGGGGCAATTTTAAATCCAAATATGGAACTCTTATTTCAGAATGTTGAATTGCGCCCATTTAGTTTCAGATTTGACCTAACACCAAGAGAGGAGCAAGAAGCAATAGTAGTCAAAAAGATCATAAGAGTATTCAAGCAAAGTATGGCACCCCGTCAGGGTGTTGCAGATATATTTCTAAAGACCCCGATGGTTTATGATATTAGATATGTTAATGGTATAAAGAAATCTGATCATACGTCTCTAAACAAGATCAAAACTTGTGCTCTAAAGAATTTCTCGGTCAATTATACGCCATCCAATCAATATATGACTTATGGAGATACTGAGGCCACTATGTCGGCATATTCTTTAGATATGCAATTTCAAGAACTTGAGCCGGTGTATTTTGATGATTACGATCACGATGAATTTAAAGATGATAAATCTAACGTTTCAATAGGTTACTGATAATGCCATTTTATTTTCGCACAATTCCAAATTTAGACTACATCAATCCAGAGAAAACGGCTAGTATTTCTGAATACATTCAAATCAAGAATCTTTTCAGACGAGGTAGATTGAGAGAAGATATTTTCGGAGATTTGGTCTACTTCACGAAATATAACATTGTAGGAAATGAAAGACCAGATCAGGTTGCGGAAAAATATTATAGCGATCCTTCACTTGATTGGGTTATTCTTTTATCAAATAATATTTTAGATGTAAGATCTGAATGGCCTCTGGATAATAATTCTTTTGATTCTGCAATGTTGGATAAGTATGGTTCTTATGAGAATTTACATGGTGGCATTCATCATTACGAAACTATTGAGATTAAAAATTCCGATGGTATTGTTATGCTCCCATCTGGTATTAGAATGAAACCAAATTGGAAAACTAATGGAAACTTCGTTGAAGTTAATACTAAAAAAATCTTTCAGATATTTTGTGGAGATGGCATTACCCCAACTAATATTGCAAGTGTCACCCTATCAATTGGTATTCAGAGTCTAAAGATAGGCGATGAAATTAACATAAGCAACATCACTGATAATATTTTTAACGGGACTTTCCGTGTTACTGATATTCAAGATCCGTTCGGAACCGGAAATATTAGTGCATTTTCATATCAACTTTCATCTGTTCCTGATATTGCTAGTCCGCCAATGAGTAATAGTAATCTAGAAGAAGCTGCATATAGTGGTGGAGTTTCGGGAAATTCTTATTACTTTGAATATACAGATAAGAATAGTACAATTAGGCTTGCGAGTTCTAAAGTCTTAACAGAAGTGAGCAATTATGATTATGAGTTAAACCTTAATAATAAGAAACGGGAAATTTATATACTGAAGCCAACTTATCTTGGTATCATTCTTAATGATGCCGAAGAGTTTAGTAGCTATAAGACAGGTGGTTCACAATATGTCAATGATACATTAAAAAGAGGAGAAAACAGTAGACTCTATTCATGAGTATTATAAAACTCATAGGCTCTTACCGTCTGAATGACTTCTCGGGTTGCGTTTGGGTTTCTTTCAACTCTACAGCGAACCCAACAATTCTCATCTCGGGCGAGAATTGTTAGAGTTTCTGGTGGAGTGTTGGGATTGGATGCAACTCCACTGCGAACACCCGCATCCTTATCTCGGGCGAGAATTGTTAGAGTTTCTGGTGGAGTGTTGGGGTTGACCGCTAGCAGAATCTTTTGGTCTTTCATAATGTTGGATGCTCCTTATAAAACTCATAGGCTCTTACAGTTTGAATGATTTCTCGGGTAGCGTTTGGGTTTCTTTGAACATTCCAGCGAACAGTCCAATCCTTATCTTGGACAAGAATTTCTAAAGATTCTGGTGGTGTGTTGGGGTTCTTTGCAACACCACAGCGAACAGTCCAATCCTTATCTTGGACAAGAATTTCTAAAGATTCTGGTGGTGTGTTGGGGTTTTGTGCAACATAACAGCGAACATACACATCCTTATCTCGGGCAAGAATTGTTAGAGTTTCTGGTGGTGTGTTGGGGTTGCGGGCAACAGAATACATAGTGTTTTTCTTGTTGTTCCTATAATAACACCAATACTCTGCCCTTAAAGAAAAAGGGGGCACATATTAAAGTGTCCCCCCGCTAGTTCAACCGTCAGCTAGTGCCATAAAACGCTGAAGGTCTTCATCATCGTCATCGGATACTGTTGCCTTAGCCTTAGAATATGACTCCTCGAGTTCAGCGAGAATATCTTGCTGGGGATTCAGAAGTTCTTCCAATTCCTTTTCCTGCTCTTCAGCACTAGGGGCAGGACGCGAATTAGTAACCATATAGAACCGCTTTTGAAGTTCTTCATTGGTCTTAAACTTACTGGGAGCAACAATCTCTTGAAGAGAATGCAATTGACTATATACGGCTTCTAGCTTATCGTCATCGCCCCCAAGAAATTCGCTCTTAGATTCAAATTTGCTATCATCATAATTGGGCATCTTACGTTGCTTACCGTTAATAGTGGTTTCAACAGTCTTAACAATAAGACGGAAATTTGCACCCTCCCAGAAATCAAAAGGTTCAATGACAGGATCGCTATCAAATTCAGGCTTTACCGCTGATAGAATCTTATCAAAGATCTTCTGACCGAATCGGAAGATCTTTACAGTACCCTCAAGTGAAGGATCTGCTGGATTACTGACAACATATACGTTGGCATAATAAGATAGTTTACGCTTTCTATCACGGGCAATTGCCTTATCAGATTCAATTCCACTGTTCCAGAGTGCGCTATTTTCGGAACATATAAAGCACGATTCATTATGAGTTGTTGGACAATTCTCAATGAGCCACTTGCCATTTACCTGAAAACCATGATTATAAAGGCGAACAAAGGCTGCATCTTCTCCTGATGGGGCAGGAAGAAAGCGTAGAATCGCTCGTCCATTTCCACTCTTATCGGTTTCTAATTTAAAGATATTTTTATCTTCGGTATAAGAGCTACTATTTAATTTTTCGGCATCTTTCAGGAGCTTTTCGGTGAGAGCACCGATTCCTGATTTGCTCTGCTTTTTAAGTTGTTTGAAATCCATAATACGTTGAATTGCGTTAGATGTTTTATTTGTTTTGATTTGGAAGCTTTTTGAAATCAAAGGTTTGCCAACCAGGAATATTTAGAATAGAGTGTCTAGGGCATTTGGAGCTGGAGTTTTGTTTATTCTCTCGGAACCAATTTTGAAATAATCTCCGTTAAGTTCCATACCGATATATCCTCTCCCCGTCTTCTTTGCAGCTACACCCGATGTTCCGCTTCCAAATACATTATCTAGAACCACATCGCCCTCGTTGGTATAGGTCTTAATAAGGTATTCCATAAGAGCTAAAGGTTTTTGTGTTGGATGTAGACCCTTTTCCTGTTTGAATTTTATAACGGTTTTTGGATACCTAGAACCTTCTGGATTATCACGATGCTCGGATTTTAGATCTCCATAGACTTCGCCCAGTTTTTTCTTGGTTGACTTAAATCCACCATAAGGAGTAGAAATAGTCATTTGGGGATTGTATGTTGGGCTCTTTCTATAAAAGACCACTATATTCTCGTGAGACTTAAGAGGCTGATATTTGGCTACCATTGGATTTGTTCCTTGAGGTTTTTCCCATATCCATTCATATCTAAAATTTTTAAGATTGGATGATATAAGAGCCGTAGTAAAAGGCTGTGATGCAGTGAAAACCATTGCTGCATTTTCTTTTGCAATTCTATTGTACTGGTTCCATAAAGGCTCAAAGGGAATAAGAATATCAAACTTTGCGGCTGTTATTTCATATGGGAGATCTGCCAGAATCATATCAACCGAATTGTCGGGAATATTCGGCATAATCTCTAGGCAATCTCCTTGATATAAATCAATCAATTGAAATAACCTCCGGCGTGATATTGGCATTGAGCAGCTTTATTGTGGTCCAGATTTGACCGCTCAAGGAGTGTCTTATCTCTGCTCTGTAATTGTCAGTGTCACAGTACCATCCAGTCTGATTTTGATTTTTACCATATTTCGGTAACCAGATTGCCTCTGAATAGTTTAACATTTTACTCTCAAAGAAAAAGAGGTAATAGTTCTTACTTGAAGGCTTTTTTGTCTCGGTTGCACAACACACGTAAACATCTTCTTTCTTATCTGAGAAGAATTTTATCTTATCCTCAAGAGTTTCATATTCTCCGCTTCTTGATCCACTGATAACAAGAGTTTCATTTTTTCTATTGTATTTTCCACTCTTATTTGATATTCTATATGTTTCACCATCAATGGTGCATACCTGATCTTTTCCGATACAATGAGATTTATCTGGTTTCCAATCGCTATACCCTTCGCCGTCTTCAACGGATTTGGCAAATACCTCTTCCCAATATTCGGCAATTACTGGTAGGTCGTAAAGTTTATGGTGTCTTTTTATTCGTTTTTGTATAGCTCGCTTTATTGTTTTGTTTAACATCAAATATATTTGCGTATTATTTCGCTGTATCTATTATGATCAATCTCAAGAAACGGTGAATATTTTTCTAGCTTACTGCTGATAATATTCCATATTGGATCTTGTAGAAACTCATTATATTTTTCCTTTAGTTTCAAGACCGCTAGCATAATAAGAAGAGTCTCAAATTTAATTGTCTTATTGAGATAAGACCTCAAGATCTTAGGATGTTTTGAGCCATCTATTTTTACTACTTCAAACAGATGTTGATTATCTGTAAGAGTTCTTAGGTCTTGCTCAAAAATGTATGATAATGACTCTCTAATTCTAAGACCTTCTGTGTATATTCTTTCACCGTTTTTAATAATATCACCGATCCACAATGAGGCGGGATTGTCCGATGCAACAAAATTGAAAACAAAGAAATCTATTATCTCTTTTGGTTTCTTCTTTCTGCTCAATCTTTCAAAAAATAAACGATCCTTAGATTTCTTAAATGTCTCTTGAGAGCATTTTATTTTACCGTGATATTTAAAGTAATCGTATGAAGGAGTTGAAAAATGTCTTTTCAGTGCAAGAAAGGTGACATAAACTTCAAACGGATTCATAGGGGTAGTCTAGCCTTAGAACCTCCCTTTAGAAAATTGAGTCTGGTTGCATCGCCTTGAATTTTTTCCTTAAGAGTTTTGGTTATTAGCTTTGGAGCTAATTCAATATCAATATTATTGGCATCACAGTATTCAGTAATTGCAGAGATGTAATTTAGATCATCTCTTTCGGAAACCATTTTCTCAATCTCTGCTGCAAATTTATCTGGACTATTGAACTTCTTCTCAAATTCTTGCTTCAATTCATCGGTTGCTTTCATTTTTGTCTGATATAAATTTGTTGATGTATTTTCTTAAAATCTTGACATACTTCTGTAGGTCTTTTTCAATATAGACTTTCACCTCGCCATTTTGACAAGACATAATGATCACTAGCTGTTTTGGCATGATGCCAAATAGCTCTGCATACATTAGAGCATATGTAAAACATTGAACAAAGTAACCTTCAATCCATTCTACGGGCTTTGGTTCTTTTGATGTCTTATGGTCTATGACACTTAGAACTCCTTCATAATCTGCAATCATATCTGGAGTTCCGGCTAATTCCCATAACAGTGAATACAACGGATTCTCAATCGTATAGATCTTTCCTATCTTCTTAAAGGTTGGAATTGCATTTCTAAAAAGTATTTTAGCAAGAGCTGACTTCTCTGGAATATCTTCGTTCTTGAAAAATGCCTCAGAGAGTGCATGATATTGAGTTCCTAAAGTTGTGGCAAATTTTGTGATTTTATTTGCCTCGTCTTCACCAACTCTCTTTCGCCATTCTGCAATTTTTTCTTTGTTATAATTTGATGTAACTGAGGTAACAGAAATAAATGTTAGTTCTTTTTCGGCATCAGGAATTTTATAATACCTGATGCCATCAATAGTTGTTCGCTTTATTTTCGGAATGTCTAGTTCGGCGTGTTCAAAGATGGGTCGTTGGATTACGTTTAATTTTTCTTTTAGATTCATTTTTACTGAGTATCAATTTTATGTTCCGCCACAAGGAATTCTTTAACCAGATTTGAGCGAATCACATCTTCAATGCCAAATTTAATAAGGTCAACTGATTGCATTTCATTTAAGACATCAACAAAATGATTAAAACCCATACGCTCACTTTGTTTTACGAGATCAGATTGTCTATAATCTCCAGCAAAGAAAATCTTACTATCTTGTCCAACGCGAGTGATAATGGTAGAAAGGTGGTGATAGTTAAGATTCTGGCATTCGTCCACAATTATTAAACAATTATCAAAAGTAGTTCCTCTAAGAAAGGAAACACACATGAAGTCAATTATCTTTTCACTCTTAAGAAGTCCATAGATCATTTCAAATTCTTCATCGGTTGAAAGATCAAACATGGATTGAACCATTTGCTTATAGGGGGCCTCAAATGGTGCAATCTTCTCTGCCACATTACCAGGAACGAATCCAATTTCAAGAGATTGTACTGTAGACCTAACAATAAGGATCTTATCATAAGGAGTTCTTTCGTTAAGAACTTCTCTGAGTGCATTGTAAAGAAGAACGTGAGTTTTACCCGTTCCCGGCGACCCGTAAGCTAAAATGTTTTGTCCTCGTTCATAAGAATCAAAAAGCTTGGTCTGATTATCAGTAAGAGGATGCATTTTATGCATCAGCTCTAAATTAATTGTTCTACCATTTCGTCTTTGATTTTTATTGTAGCCTAAAGAAGTTCGTTCGGATGTAGCCCTTCTTTTACGAGTCATAGGTTTGTGTATGTTTGTTTGTTAGATTTTACCAATTTGGCTCTTTGTGCCGGCTGATTTATTTACCTTTTGTAGGACTTCATTCCATCCGGGGTTCTTTTTAATGAGCTTATCTTTCCACTCTCCGGTTTCGATAAATCCGGCGGCACCTTCAGCCCAATTCCGGGTCCACTTTGGATTTTTTGCATACCAAGACGCAATATCGTGAACGCTCATTTCAATTACTTTAGTTTCACCAGTTTCTTTATTAATAATCGGATAAATTGCCATTTTCTTTCGTAGTTCTAAAGTATTTATTGGTAATCAGATGACCCATTCGGTATTAGCTCCACCCAAAGCTTCAGAGACAACTGGAAAACACTCAGCAAAAATAGCCTTACATGCCTTTGCCACTTCTTGATGTTCTAGTTGGGTTCCATTCTTTTCTCTGAGAGCGATATATGTGATCCACGATCTGAGGCTTCCTTTCATATAAAGTCTAGTCATTGTTGCACCTGGAAGTACCATTCGGGCGCATTCCTTTGCCACCCCAAGGCTCAAAAGTTTCTTATAGAGATTCCGTGAGACCCCAAAATGCTGTCTAATTTCTTCTTGTAGTGTGAGTTTTAAATAATCACCCAAATCGTCAGTTGAGTTTTGTCTATTCTTAGTGTCTTGCTTTCTTAAATCTGGAACGGGAATATCCAGATCCAATTCTGTGGCATCAGCATATCTTTGAGAAAATTGTTGAAATTCAAAGCTCCTGTGTCGAAGAATTTGTGTTGCAATAGGAAGTTGACAGTTAATCTCTACCGTCATATCAGCCATCTGGAAAATACTCCAGTGCTTCTCTCTGATACAATACTTAAGAAGACCGCTAAATTCTTCGTTGTCCTGATTTTTAGGATTAGATACTCTTGCACAATATGCAATTAACTTTTCCGCATCTTGTGTATGTGAAACTAATTCAACTTTGCTGCTCATTCTCTTCTTCTCTATTTTTCTTACGGGAATTCTTAAGGTCTTTCACAAGAAGTTTAATCTCTTTATAAGCCTCATCTTCGGTCATTTTATCTCCAATCTCAAGACCCACAATAATTCCGATTTTATCGGCAAATGCTGCAAGGTCTTTTTCAAAGGGTGTCAAATTGTATGCCATTAATCTACCTCCAAATATTCAGGGTCTTCAAATTCTTTTTGTATATTCTGCATCATATCTTCAAGTCTGATAACATTATTTTGTTCATCTTCAACGATAATCTCGTCTTCAAGTAGTTCAACAATATTCTTTAAATTCTGAATTAGAAGTTTAAGGGTCTTATTGTTAAGCTTTTCTTTGGCTGGCTCGTTTGAGCTATAGTATCCTAGCATAGGTTCTCCTGTTTGTCAAGCCCCCTCTGGAGGCAGTGTTTATCGGGTAATATCTTTTATTGTATGGTGCTGACAATCAATATTCTGTAGAATGTATTGAACACCAAGATTAGAATCTGCCTTTCCGCAAGTGAAAATATCAAATGCTGCTTTTGCTTTCTCCGGAAAGGTATGCACAGAAATATGTGATTCCGATAGCAATAAAATAGCAGTAACTCCTTGTGGTTCAAATTTATGGGACATGCAATTCAAAACTGTTGCTCCACACTTTTCGGCTGCTACTCTTAAGACATGAATAAGAAATTGCTCATCATTAAGTAGATTAAAATCACAACCGTAAACGTTTAACAGACAGTGATGACCCATGCTACTCATCAGGAGTGTCCTCCAATAGTTTAGAAACAATTTGTTCAGTTCCGTCAAGATTTTTCATTTCGTATAACCTGCTCCGCATATAACGTTTAACTTTCTTGTATCTCTTAAGAAGTTTATCTAATTCCTTCTCATTAATAATCGCCTTAGCAAAACCACTCATCGTTTCCAGTTTCTAGGGTTAATTTTTCCATTAGAATGCTCAATTTTATAAATATGATTTCCAAACCTATCATAATAAAGGTCAAAGACAGTTACCATTTTTGAAGAACGGCAGATGTCAATGCGATTTCCATCGTTATCACTATACTCAACAATATGAGCGTCCGTAGGCAATTCATTAAGATTTATGTCATCTCTATTCACATCGCTCAATAGAATTTCACAATGATAATTGCTAGGTAAAGTGTTCAGCTCTTCGGTTGTCCACGGTTCGGACTTATTACTCATTTTTTATTCTCCATTTCTTTATAAAACTCATAGGCTCTTACAGTTTGAACGATTTCTCTTGTTGCGTTTGAGTTTCTTGCAACCAAATAACGAACACTCGCATCCTTATCTCGAGCAAGAGTCGTTAAAGTTTCTGGTGGAGTGTTGGGGTTGAATGCAACTCCACAACGAACACCCACACTCTCATCTTGAGCAAGAATTGTTAGGATTTCTGGAGGAGTGATGGAATTGATTGCAACCCGATAGCGAACATTAAAGTCCTCATCTTGGGCAAGAATTGTTAGGATTTCTGGAGGTGTGTTGGGATTGGATGCAACCCCCCTGCGAACATCCCTATCCTCATCTCGGGCAAGAATTGTTAGAGTTTCTGTTGGTGTGTTGGGATTGGATGCAACCCCCCTGCGAACATCCCTATCCTTATCTCGGGCAAGAATTGTTAGAGTTTCTGGGGGAGTGTTAGAGTTGTGTGCAACCATAAAACGAACATAAGAATCCACATCTTGAGCAAGAAGTGTTAGGGCTTCTGGGGAAGTGTTATGATTGTCTGCTAACAGAAGATTTTGGTCTTTCATAATGTTGGATGCTCTTTATAAAACTCATAGGCTCTTACAGTTTGAACGACTTCTCGGGTTGAGTTTGGATTTCTTTCAACTCTCCAGCGAACATGAGAATTCTTATCTTGGGCAAGAATTGTTAGGATTTCTGGAGGAGTGTTGGAGTTTCCTGCAACACCGTAGCGAACGCTAGAATTCTTATCTCGGGCAAGAATTGTTAGAGTTTCTGGTGGTGTGTTGGGATTGCTCGCAACATTCCAACGAACACCATGACTCTCATCTTGGGCAAGAATTGTTAGAGCTTCTGGAGGTGTGTTGAGATTTTCTGCAACCCAATAGCGAACAATACCCCCCTCATCTTGGGCAAGAATGTTTAGAGTTTCTGGTGGCGTGTTGGGATTTTCTGCAACAGTCCAGCGAACACTCCATTCCTCATCTCGAGCAAGAATTGTTAGAGTTTCAGGTGGCGTGTTGGGGTTGCGTGCAACTCTACTACGGAGATATGAATCTTTTTCATCCAAGATTGCGGGCAGAGTTTCTGGAGAAATATCTAAACTATTCATCAAACTCTATTGCTCCACTGAATCTCGGGAAATGCTTCTTTAACAACAGCAAACGGGATATTATACTTTGACTGTAGTTTTTTATCCTTTACTAGACACAAAATTTCGGCTTCTCGGGGGTGCAATCCTTGAATTATATTAATAAACATGGTCTCTCTGCGAATACTAGACAGACTATCATTTCCTCCAACAATAAAGTTAAAGAATTTACTGTGCTCTCTACGAATTGTGGTACGGTTATTGCTGCCATAACTATCAATCATTTCAGATGATACGATCTGCTTATTCAAACTATCCGAGAAACTGGTATCATTACCGACAACTCCAATATCTCGGGCCTCTGCAAAGGGTACATCGCCTTCTGGAATTGCGGATCTAATGCTATCATCATAATTCCAAATGAATACTG